TTTATTATTTATTTTTAATTTTAAACTTAAAATCAGAAGTATTTTGTCCTAACACTTTTACTTTCATTCCACCTGAGACAATTTCTTTATGAGCGCCTCTTGGGCTCATATTTACATTTTTGGCTTTTGCAATAGTTTCCTTAGTTGCATCTGCTTTTCCTTGCTCGTAAAAATGATTAGCTATAGCGTCAGCATTCATAGCTGTATATAACGACTTGTGGTATTCTTTAGCATTTACCAGTGCACCTTTCTTGTCGACAAACTTTGTCATAAAGTTAGATAAATCACTTTGTTCTGCCTTTACCTTGTTAGTGTCTTTGACATTGAACCTAAACTTTTTTTCACCGACTTGATATTCAAAACCTTTGAATTTATCGTTAAACAAGTTATTAGTTTTTTGTTCAAAAACTTTAGTGTTGTTATCTACAACAATTTTAGTTTCTTCTGACTCTTTGTTGTATCTATTAAAAAAATCTACAGCTTTTTGTTGTTCGTTGGTCAACTTTGACCCAGCTTTAATTTCTTCATAGTATTTGGACTTTTGCCCGTCCAGATGGGACTTAGCGTTGGCAACTTGCTCTTTTAACGCTAATTTTTTTCTTCGTATATCTCTTTCTTCGTCAACTTCTTCGTCGTAAGAGAATTGATCTTCCATAAGGAAGTTAATTTCTTCTGTATTTAAATGAGGTTTTGTTTGTCTATAGTACTCTAGCAATAGTGATGTATCATCTAAGTTTGAGTAATCTTGATTAAGCTTAACGTAATCACTTAAATCACCACCAGTGTCTTCCATAAAATCCATTAACTTTTGAATGTTTTCTGGTAAAGGTTTTCCTGTAGCTTCAGACTCTGCCACAGCTTCTTTTACTTGCTCTTCAGCTTCAGCAACTTCTTCTTCAGTAATTTCTTCTAATACTGGTTGTTCTTGTGTTTCTGCCTCCGACTGTACTTCTTCTTGTTTTTCTGTGGTGTCGGCATCTTCAACGAGCTCAACCACTCCGCTGTCGTCAGCGTTATCTTCTTTAGTATTTTCGGTTTCATTTTCTACTGGTTTATCTAAGTTGACAACATAGTCGCCATCTTCATTAATGTTTGGTTTTTTTGTTTCTTCAACTGGTTGTTCAGTTGCTTGTGTAGTTTCTTCAACTACGTTTTCATTGTTTTCTTCCATAATATAATATAATAATAATTAATAACTTTTATCTAGGCTCGAAAGCCTCTAAATTAAATCCGCCACCTACTATATCATTACCTGCGGACTCAAAGTTTTTAGGTGCTTTTCCACTTTTTCTTTGATCAATCATCTCACTTTGTTGAGAGGCTTGAATTTTTGTTCTTTGATCTTTACGATCTTCTTTCATTTTATCCCTACTATTTACAGTATCATTTTCCATACCTTTTAACTGCATGTTGTATTGAAACTCCATCTGCATAAGTTCTTTCTTATACGCAACTTCTTGCTGCATTTTTTGAGCATCAAGCTGTGCTTTTGATTGCTCTAGTTCTATTTTAGACTGAGTCATTGCTTGTTGCTTTTGAACCTCAACCTGCGCCGCTTGCTGTGCTGCCTGAGCGTTAGACTGAGATTGTGCTTGTATATTTTCCATCTGTAACTGCCTATCAGCTTGTTCTTTCTTAGCTCTTCTTATTTTCAATAAAGAATTAGCCATTTTAACGTTTTTAATTTCTCTAACATCTATAGCATCTTCTAAGTTTATGTTTTGTTGTTGAAGAGCCATTTGTATATTATTTTCTAATACTTGTTTTTCCTCTTCATCAGGCATCAACTCTAAAAATATACCAAAATCATATAAATGTAATTCTTTGATTTCTTCTAATGTAGCTACATTGTGAGCACCTATAGATTGTATAAAAGCGTTTTTAGTTGGAGAGTACTCTATAACATCTGATATTCTAAGTGATAAACACTCCGCTGTTTCAGCGGTTAAGTACAAACCAGCTTGTAGTATATGTCTTGTGGCAGTGTTACTGTTTGCTGCAGCTAATTTTTGCACTCCTACTAAAGCGTTTTTATCAGGCGTAGCAGCATCTCTTGCTTCATTTAGACCGGTAGTATCTCTTATCATTTGTAAGTAATAATTGTAATTACCAATAAGAGCTTGCATTTTGTTTCCACCACTACCTGATGTAATTTCTTGAATAGGTACTTTACCAGCGTTCATATCACCTTCTTGAGTGTAAGATCTACCTATAACAGATCCTGTTTGGAAGAACATGTTTAAAGCTTCTTGTGGATTATAGTTTGTTCCATTACCTAAATCAACTTCAGCTAAACCATCAGCATCTAAATAAACACCATCTGGCACCATACGTGATAACACTTGTTGTAGTTTTAAATGTGTAAGTTGTATCATATCAGCAAAACCAGTTATTCTACTAACTAAACTTTCTATTCTACCCTCGTACATTCTAGGAGCCACAATAGCATAGTTCATTTTAACTTTAGTAAAATTACTTTTTTCTCTGACCATATTTTCAGCCAGTTCCCATTTTAAAATTTTTGTTGTACCTATTATAATAGCACCATCATAAAGAACTTCAATAGAGTTTTGTAACTTTCCAAAATTACCCTCCATATCTTTTGGTGGGTTGTAAGCGTCTGTCTTGGGTATAACCTTAGTAGCACCTGTACCTGTTGTTTTAACTTTGTACGTTTGGTTCATGTAAGTTTTATAATTGAAATATAAAACCTGCACAGTATTATTATCGTTGTTATTAGCTAGGTTTCTAGTGTACCTATTGTTTTTATTGTGAGATTTGTTTTTAACAATATCTTCTAACTCTTCTTGTGTAAGGCTTGGAAATTCAGATATTAACTCATTTAACGGTATTGTTTTAACCTCACCAACATAGTATATATCTTCAAAATATGGAGATTCAGTATATGAATAAACTAAATCAGCTGGATCAACGTAATCTACAACAACACCTCTAGAGTTATTAAAAGTAGTTTTTACAGCACCAATACCTAAGACAGTTAAGTCATAATAAAAACGTTTTTTAATTAACTCATAGTTGTTACCCTCAAACAAAACATTTAATGCTTGTTCTTCCGCTAGCTCGACAGCTTGCTTATAAGTTAACTGCATGTGTAATGCTAGTTCTTCCTGAGTTTCAGGTAAAGGTATTTCTGTTTGCCTAGTATTAAGGCCTAGCTCTGACATATTTGCTTGATCAAACTCTTTCATCTCCATGTCTAATAACACATCCTCCATGAATTGAGTTCTTTTAGCAACTCCGTATGGGTCTTGTGAGTATGCCTTTATGTCATATGTTCTTTCCGCAATACCATTAACTACTATATCTACAAATTTAGGTATAATAGGCACTGGCTTCCAGTCTAAATTAAGATAGGACAAATCACCATTTATAGATAACTCGTCCTTGTATTTTTGTATTGATTGTTCACCTCTAGCGTATAACCTTAGTTTATGAAAATCATTATTATGTTTTTCGTATTTATTTGTAGTATCATTATTGAACCATTCAGCCTCAATAGCTTTAGCTACTTTTAAACCATATTCTTCACTTTGCTTTTCAGCATCGCTAACAACTTGGCTTGGAAAATAATTTTGTACAACAGACTCTGCCATATTTATTTTTTAATTAGTTTAGATGTACTGCCTTTATTACTATAAGTTGCAATACTTAAGTTTAACTTAGGTTTTTGTATTGGTGCATTTGGTCTGTAAAGATGCCTATTGTTAGCCATAATAGCTAAACCAGAACTAATAGAAGCATCATGCTTTGTTCTTTTGTTTATATCAAATTTAGCCCAGTCATTTAACAGCTCGTTAAAATAACAGTCGCCAAAAGTTCCATCTTGCTTCATACCTACGTGATCTTGTATATACATCTCAATCGCGGCAGCATGTGCTTGCTTTATATCCTCGCTAGAGTTAGGTATACCACCTACTTCTTTTTCAGCTGTAGATAATTTGTTCCATATTTTATCAGGCCTATTCATACTGTAACCCCTGTAGCCTCTTCTTTTTAAATAATACAACAAACGAGGCTTGTTGTTTTCCGCGAGTATAGGCATACCATAAAATACCAACGCCATTAATACATCTTCAAAAAATATCTCTGCTGTTTGTGGTCTTGCTAAATATTCTAAAAAAAAGCTATTAGCAGGAGCATCTTCCATCGAAAACTTAGTCAACCCGTGTAGTGCGCCTTTAGAACCTACTCCATCTACTGTTCCTGATATATCATAACTNTCACAACCGAAAGCGCCCATGTGTTCGTTGCCAGGCCATTTTACACCATTTTTAATTAAAACTTTGTTTTGTATATTAGATGGTGGTACCCAGCTTATTTTAAATCTACCTTTAGGGTCTGGATAAAATATCACTTTTGAATCTTTTATACCGTTGACCCATTGAAAATTACCTTTAGTTATACCTAACGTATTAGACATCTCCTCGTTGTAATCTATTTGTTCGTATAATTTAACTAAGTTAAATATACTGTTTTTAGTTTCATCTCTAAACGCATGTTCAGTAGTTCTTGGAAACTGCCTATAAAATTCATTTAACGCGTCTTGATCGTTTTTTAAACCGTCAGCTTCGTTTTGCCAACTGTCTATAACCCCTATATCTATTAATTCCCCATGTGGGTCGAAGACATCATGATCCGGAGTATTGAAGACTGGGCTGCCGTGCTCATCAATAAATCCTTCGTAGTTCCACTCCATTGGGATAAAAAGAGAATATAAACCAGACGCTGTCTGTCCATTTCTGTTTCGTTTAGTAACGTCTGATGCTCCATATAATTTTTTAAAGTTTTCCCCACCTTTGTCTAATGCGTTAGATGTTGAGCCCATCATACATTTACCTATAATCCTACTACCTAATCGTAAACACGTTTTGGTTACTCTCCAGTTGTTTAATATATTATCGGGTCTTTCCCACTTACCACTTTCATCGTGCACTAAAAGCTTTAATTTTTCACCATCATAGCTATTGTCACCTGTATTCTTCCAGTCTATAGTTGTGTCTAATCCTTGTAGATCTTCTAATTTTTCGTTTGATGTAATCTTTTTTCTAGTAAACTTAGAAGCTGGAACTCTATATGCAAGTTCAGACTTTGGACGATCCATACCATCTTGTATAGGTGAAAAGAAAAATGGGTAATTAATCGATATAGGTACAACTTTATCAGTAAACATTTTTTTAGCATCTGCACCTGTTTTAGATAATATACCAAACCTTGCATCACTTGATATTGTAGCTTGGTTAACTGTTTCTGCTGAGGACATAAAAGAAAAACCAGATCGTCTGTTTTTAAGGTAACACATACCATAACATCTTTTATCTGCTTTGCAAGCTTCCCAGAATATAAAGAACAATCTATTTGCTTCTCTAAAATCCGGCGCACCTACATCAATCTTGCTCCATTGTAGATACATATAGTGTGTACCTGTTATATAAGTTGGTGTACCGTTATTATCAAACCAAAAGCCATTGTCTCTTCTGTTAAACTCTTCATCTATATAATCAAACCATTGCGACTTTTTTTCTTCAGGGTACGCTCTCCAGTCAAATATATTTTTAAGCCTACTTAATTCTTTAGGGTATTCAAACTGTTTCCACTTTTTTTCTTTGTTGCTATACACACTTTTTGGCGTCTTAGGTAGTGCTATTTGAAAGTTTTGTATTTCTATTATTTCACCTATTTCACCTGTCTTAGATATTACAACAATGTCTTGTTCTTTGTTATACCCATACTTCCACTTTTTACCTTTATTAAGTCTACTGATAGTAGTCTTTTTAATAGGCTCTACAATACTATATAAGCTCTGCTCGTACATTATTTAGATCTTCCTTCTGCGAATCCTTTAAAGATTTTTTCTTTTTTTTCTTCGGGTGTTTTACCCTCAAGTAAATTTTCTTCTTCTTGTATTCTGTTAAGTATTTCAAATGCGTCAAATATAGCTAGTTTTTTAGTAGCTGCAGCATTTTTTAATCTATCAGCTGATATATCATCGTCACTATCAACAATATCCTCTTTAGCAACTTTAATCAGCTCTTCAACCGCTCTATGCCCAGCTTGGATTATATTCTTCTTCGTCTCCTTGATATTCATATTTGATTGTAATAAATTTTGATAATACTCTATATAATTTTTGACCTTCTATAATAAACTCGTACTCAGAGTTAGGGGTAAAACCAACTAGGTCACCTTTTTTAAAAGAACCGTCTGTATACTTTACAATACCCATTAAAGGTTTTTCTTTATCCGCACTTAGTTTATTTGTAGATTTTATTGGTGCTACAAAGCAATAACCCTTTTGAGCTTCCCAGTCGTTTTTTTTGTGTAAAAATATTTGATCTGGTTGTACTAAATAGTTGTTTTCATCTATATAACCTTTGCTATTTTTTTCTACACCGTGTTGGTTGTGCCATTTTCTAAATACGTTGTGGTGAACTATAATAGTGTCACCTACTTTTATATCTGTTTCGCCAACAGTAGGTATATGTTTAACTATAGCTTCTCTACTAACGTATTGATGACTAAATATTTTAGTGTTAACTATTAATTCTTTATCACCAACTTGTTTAGTATTGTTGTATCTATATTTTAAAGGCGCTACAACAAAGTTGTAAACACTCTTCATTAGTATTGTAAGTTATACTCTACAGATACTGCCATGTTTTTATTAAAGTCTTTCCAAGGTAAAACATCTTTACCTTTTTTAATATAAACACTAAACTTATCGTCTTCCTCTATTATGTCGCATATAGTATGACCACCATACACTTCTTGCCCAACGGCATAGTGCATGGCGTCATTCTTATAATCTTTACCTATAGATATTTTACGAATTAGCTTCGACATCGTAGTTTATCTCTCCAGTTTGTATGTTAATGTTTACCTTACCATACTCTTCTTCTAGCTTAACTTGTACTTCTTGTAACTTACCTTGAAGTTCAGATATTTCATGAAGTATACCGTGTTTTCTAGTTTCTATTCTACCTAGTTCCATTTGTCCTGCATTTAAAGGTGAAACTATTTCTTGAATAGATTTTAATTGTTCTTCAGTTATTGATGTAGGTTTAAGGTCTACCACCTCTTCTTTTTTTGCCATTTTATTTAATTTAAGTTAATTTAATTTGTTTTTATTTTTGAGCAAAGTACATTATTATTGCTCCATCTGTTAACGTAACAGCAGACCATCTTCCATAAAACTTTTGTCCAACTATAAAGTTTTCAGAACTAAGTGCAACAGCGTTTGCACCGTTACCAGTTGCTGCGGCTACCACGGTTGTACCTAAGTGATAAGTATTGCTTCCAGTGTCATTTGATGGTGTTAATGTATTAAAAGTTGTGTTTGCTGCTACAACCTCTATATATGCTATTACTTTTCCCGTAGGTGGAGTGTAAGCATCTGTATCGTTTAAGTAAGCCCCACCAGCTTGTCCAAAGTCTATTTGTGTTGCATTATATGCCATAATTTTATTTTTTTACTTTTTCTAGTGATCTACCGCCGAAATAAGCACCGATCACTGTTATTAATACTAATTGTAATAAGTCTGTCCATTTGTCTTGTACTTTAAAACTTATAGTTCCAGCATCGATAAATATTAATAATACCGTTGCTACAACTAGAAATACTAAAACTAGTGGTCTTATATTTTTGCTTAGCCACGAATCTGAGTTCATGTCTACTTTCCATCTCTCTGTTACTTGCTTTTGCATCTCAGCTTCGTAACCCATTATCATATCTTTAATCTTTAACTCTGCAGCTAG